AAAAGAGAGACGTGGTTGATGCAGATGCACCTGATGGGGATGGCGTCCAGCGCCAAGCAGACTTACTACGACCAGGTGCATTGCCTGCATGTGAGACTGTTGCAGGTGCTCACTGATCGGGCTGGGGCGCGCAAGTGGCTTGCCACTGGTCGGGGTGGAATGCCTCAAAGTCTCCTCAAAGCTGCGTCAAAGTTGCGTCAAGTCGGATAACCGAAAATGCCCCCTTTTCGGTTCCGTACTGAGGGGGTAAAAAGTCCCCACGATATGGAATTTGCGCCTTGGCGCTGACCTCGCACGTGCTGTGCAGCTTCACCCGGCCTCCCTGAGCCGGTCACCACACCCCGCTTCGGCGGGGTTTTTATTTTCGGCCCGCTGGGTTTCTGCGATCGCAGATCACTTTATTCATGGAGTAGCGATGGACCCTACTGACCTCGGCCCCGGCACGGCCACATGGCTGGGCGGTAGTGCCACCGTAATCTTTGGCGGGTTGCTCTGGCTTCGCCGCTTCCTGTCGAAGGACGCCGCCGATCGGGCGATGGACAACGCCGACATCGGTACTGTCCGGCGTTTGAATGAATTGCTCGACTCCGAACGCACCGCCCGAAAAGAGGCAGAGGCTCGTGCTGATCAGTTCGCTAAAGAGCGTAACGATCTCGCTGCCTCGGTTGGCCGGATGGAAGGGCGCATTGATGCGCTGACCAGCCAAGTCTCCCAGCTCACGGAAAAGGTCATGTCGCAAAGCCAAGAGATTGCCCGTCTGCGGCAGCAACTTGGAGGTGCCAACTGATGGACAGATGCGCAATGGAATTTATCGCTCGCCGCTGGTGGCGCCGGACTGAGGTCTGGGCCATCGCGGTCATTCTGGTCGGTGGCGGTGCTGTGCTGGGTTACCAGGCCTGTTCCTGGTCGCTCGCGGAGAAGCAGGCCAAGCAGGTCGAGGAGATCCGTCGCGCCTATGACACCGCGATGACTGAGCGGGATATGCGGCTGGATGAATTGACCCGCAAGACTGGCTCCGCTGCTGACAAGGCGTCGAAAGCCGCGACCACTGCAACTCAGGCTGCTGACAAGGCGATTGAGGCAGTGGATCGGGTTAGCCAATGAGCAGGCCTGGTGCTAGGCCGTCGGCGAATGAACCTCGGGTTTATGACAGTCGATGGGAGAAGGCGCGCGGTGCCTACCTGCTAAAGCATCCGCTGTGTGTGATGTGCCAGCAGCAGGGGTTGATTGCTTCCTCTCGGGTGGTAGACCACAAGATCCGGCATGGCCTGAAGGATGCAATCAAATCAGGCAACAAGGCTGCTATCGCTCGGGCTCAGAAGTTGTTCTGGGATCAAGGCAACTGGCAGGCGCTCTGCAAGGTGCATCACGACTCGACCAAGCAGCGCGTTGAGAAGCGCGGGCATGAGATCGGATGCAGCGAGCAGGGGATACCGCTGGACCCTGGCCACCACTGGACTCAGGGCTGACGCCCATGCGGTGCGCTGTGCCCCCTGACCTCGATGCACCGAGACGGTGCGGCACGTCAACGCCCCTAGGGGGGTGGGCAAAAAGTCTGCACCTTTTTGCTCGCTGACCCCTCGCCATGGTCTTTACACAAAAGCGGGAAAAATGGGGGGGTACCCCTTCGGTTCGTTAGGTGTTCGTGTGTGAAATTCGAGGTTTGAAATGGCCGGAAACGAGAACTCCGGGCGACCAGCCCTGCCGGCCGTCGTCCATTTGATCAATGGCAATCGCAGCAAGAAGAACCGTGGCGACCTGCTGCGTGAGCAAAGCCAGCCGGTCATGCCGGTTGAAGCGCCGCCGATGCCTGACTGGCTCGACGAAGATGCGCGGCGCGAGTGGGAGCGGGTGGTGCCTGACCTGGTGACGCTCGGGCTCATCTCCAAGATGGACATGCAGGTCATGGCTCAGTACTGCGAAGCCGTGTCGGACTACCGACGCTGGACCCTGAAAATTCAGGAGCTCAACGAAAGCCTGTCCAGCTCAACCAAGGGTGACGTGCAGACCTACCGCACCGGCGCCCAAGACCTTTCGATCTGGCGGAAGCTGCGTAACGACGCTGAACGCCGCGCCAATGACGCCGGCGGAAAGTTCGGATTCTCGCCCATGGCCCGCCGATCACTGAAGCCCGCGGCGCCTCAGGGAGAGCTGTTCCCCAATGACCAAAAACGAATCGTCGACACTTACTTCTGATCGCACCGCCGCCTTCGCGAATGATGTGCTGGCCGGTCGCATCATCGCCGGCCCCGACGTACGTAACGCCTGTCAGCGGCACCTCAATGACCTGAAGCTCGGGCCATCGCGTGGGTTGCGTTGGGATTTGGCCGCCGCGCAGCGTGCCATCGGCTATTACGAAAACGTGCTGTGCCTCAACGGTGGTGAATATGAGGGGCTGCCATTCATCTTGAACCCCTGGCAGGCCTTCGTTATCGGCTCGCTGTACGGCTGGAAAGCTGCTGATGGGTATCGCCGGTTCCGGACTGCCTACGTTGAAACCGGCAAGGGGTCAGGGAAATCGCCGCTGGCGGCTGGTATCGGCTTGTTGGGCATGACCTCTGATGGCGAAGCCCGTGCCGAGGTCTATGCCGCCGCGACGAAAAAAGACCAGGCCATGATCCTGTTCCGCGATGCGGTGGCGATGGTCGATCAGTCGCAGCTGTTGGCTGACCGGATCGAGCAGTCGGGGCGCGGTGAGAAAGTCTGGAACCTCGCACACCCGGCATCAGGCAGCTTCTTTCGACCCATCAGTGCTGACGACGGCCAATCGGGGCCGCGACCTCACATCGCTTTACTCGACGAGATCCACGAACACAAAACGCGGACCGTTGTGGACATGATGCGGGCCGGCACCAAAAGCCGGCGCCAAGCGATGATCGTGATGATCACCAACAGCGGTCACGACCGTACGACCATCTGTTACGAGTACCACGAATACGGCATCGCGCTGTGCAAGGGTGACAAGCAGGACGACAGTTTCTTTGCCTTCATCTGCTCACTCGATCCGGGTGATGACCCGATCAAGGACGAAGGCTGCTGGTACAAGTCGAACCCGAGCCTGGCTTTCGGCAAGCCCGGTGATGAAAACGGCGGGGTGCCGGGGCTCAAGTACTTGCGCGAGCAGGTCACTGAAGCCCGCGGCATGCCCTCGAAAGAGTCGAGCGTGCGCCGCCTCAACTTCTGTGAATGGGTGGATGCCGCGAACCCTTGGTTGGCCGCAAACATCTGGATGGCCTGTGAAGACGATTACGATCTCGAGCAGATTCCCGAGGGCGAGCCTTGTTATGGCGGCCTCGACCTGTCCGGTTCGCGAGATCTCACGGCCTTGGTGCTGTATTTCCCACGGTTGAAATTGGCAGTCGCTGAACTGTGGACGCCCAAAGACAGCATGCTCGACAGGGCTCGCGTCGACCGTGTGCCCTACGACGCTTGGGTGCGCGGCGGTTTCCTGCATGCGCCACCAGGTATGGCTGTCGACTATGCGGCAGTCGCTGCGCGCGTGGGCGAGCTGGCGGTGCGATACAGCATCCAAGGCATCGCGTTCGACCCGTACCGCATCAAGTACTTCACGCCTGAACTCGAAGCTCAAGGCATCGACGTACCGTTGCTGCCACATGGTCAGGGCTACACCGTCTCGAAAGAAACCGGGCTGTGGATGCCGCGCTCTATTGAGCTGACAGAAACGTTGCTCACCGAAAAAAGCATCAAGATAAAGACCAACCCTGTGCTGCGTTGGAACGCAGCCAGTGCGGTGCTAGATGCGGACCAGAAAGACAATCGAATATTTGCCAAGCGTAGGAGCACCGGTCGAATCGATGGCGTTGTTGCGCTGGGTCTGTCTACCGTCTGGGCCTGTGTCCGGCTGCTGTCTGAATCGGTATCGACCTTACCGTTAAAGCTGTACCGGCGGATGCCAGACGGGTCACGACAAGTGGCTACCGACCATCCGTTGTACCGGGTGCTCTGTCGCTCCCCCAACATCGAGATGACCCCGCAGCGCTTCATGCTGATGGTCGTGGCCAGCATCTGTTTGCGTGGCAATGCCTTCATTGAAAAGAAGATGATCGGCACCCGCATTACGGCGTTGATTCCGCTGCTGCCTCAGTGCATGAAGGTCGAGCGCCTGGCGAATGGGCGACTGGAGTACAGCTACACCGAAAACGGTACCAGGCGTGTGATCCCCGAAAAAATGTTGGTGCACATCCGTGGCTTCGGCCTTGATGGTGTGTGCGGGATGCTGCCGATCACCACGGGGCGCGACATTATCGGCGCGGCCATGTCTGCGGAAGAAGCAGCGGCGAAGGTCTTTGCCAACGGCTTGCAAGCCTCTGGCTTCCTGACGGTCGAGGGTGGCAGTGCCCAAGGCGCTGGCACGCTCACTGACAAGCAGCGTGAATTGTTACGGGCCAGCCTGGCCGCGTTCAGCAGCTCGACCAACGCTGGCAAAACCATGGTGCTGGAAGCGGGCCTGAAGTATCAGGGCATCACGATGAACCCTGAAGCGGCCCAGATGTTGGAGACGCGATCCTTCAACGTCGAGGAAATTTGCCGTTGGTTCCAGGTGCCCCCGTTCATGGTCGGTCACATTCT